CCTACACGTACATGTAGTTTGCCCCATAGACCTACCCTGTTTCAGACTACAAGTTCAACGCAAGCAGCACTCTAGGCATTATCGCTAGGGAGTACGAAGTAACTCAGCTTGTACAACTACTACAGACTATGGAAAAAGACTCACCTCTGTACAACACTCTGGTGCAGTCTATTATTGACAATATGAACTTGTCTAACCGTGAAGAACTTATTGCAGCAATGCAGCAAGCAATGCAGCCTAACCCAGAAGCACAGCAGATGGCACAGGCGGCACAACAGGCACAGCTACAGTTCCAGCAGTCACAAACAGCAGCTTTAGGCGCACAGGCTCAAGAGTCTGCCGCTAGAGCTACTAAGTTGGCCGCTGAAGCACAGGCTGTACCTATGGAACTAGAGATTGACCGTATTAATGCAGTCACTAGAAACCTCCGTGAAGGAGACCAAGAAGACAAAGAGTTTGAACGCCGTATGCGCGTTGCAGACACTCTTCTAAAAGAAAGACAAGTAAAAGGTAAAGAAAATGTTGACGGACAAAGAACTCCAAGCTCTCCTGAACCAAGTAGACAAGTTTCTCCAGCCCCGATGGCAGGAGTTAGCAGACTTGAAACACCAACTAGAGGAAATCAGTAATGCCAAAGGAGAAGGACCCAAGACTAGCAAGAGCAGGAGTAAGCGGGTTCAATCAACCGAAGAGGACTCCTAACCATCCTACTAAGTCGCACGTAGTAGTTGCTAAATGTGAAGACGGTAGTATTAAAACTATTAGGTTTGGACAGCAGGGAGTCAGCGGTGCTGGTAAAAACCCCCAGTCTGAAAAAGACAAAGCTAGACGCAAGTCATTTAAAGCTCGTCACGCAAAAAACATTGCAAAAGGCAAGTGTTCAGCGGCTTACTGGGCTAATAAAGTTAAATGGTAGAGTTTTATAAGGTTGTTTGGCTTGACGCTTCTGGAGGAGGAAACATAGGGTGGAGACCTTTAGAAGAATTAATCACAACTAAACCTGCTCGTGTTGTTTCTTGTGGTATAAAAATACACGAAGACGAATTGACAATCACTATATGCCCTCATGTTATTTTAAATAGTAATAATGAAGTAGAGCAGGGTGACGCTGAGATTGTTATACCAAAACAATGGCTGCTTAGCTGTAATATTTTGAATACTGAGACAGAACATCAACAACACGGAGTAAATAATGGCAGGTCTATATGATAATATACACGCAAAACGTAAGCGTATTGCAGCAGGTAGTAAAGAGAAGATGCGTAAACCGGGTGCCAAAGGTGCACCAACCGCTAAAGCTTTCAAACAAGCGGCCAGAACAGTAAAGAAAAAGAAGAAGTAGAATGGCTAGAGGCGTACCACATTATTTCAGAGACGGTAGAAAGCACACAGGAGGCACACACAAGATGCCTAATGGTGAAGTACACTCAGGTGCTACTCACACTGCTTCTTCCAAAAAGCTTTACCACTACGACGAACTGTCTAAAACAGCAAAGGAGAAGACCATGGCTTACGGAAGCTACAAACCCACTACTAAACCTAAGAAAGTAAAGAAAAAGCCCAAGAAATAACTACTTGACTTTTTACTAAAAATATGCTATACTATAACTGTAGTATAACAACAAAGGAAACTTATGAAGCCTGAGCTTGAAACTTACTTCAACAACTACAACGAACTCTTCAATTCCGAAGGTTTCAAACAACTCACTCAAGAGCTTTCTAATAATGCAACTACTTTAGCTGACATTCAGACAGTTAAAGATTCTGAAGAATTGTTCTTTCGTAAAGGCCAAGTTGCAGCCTTAGCTTCTGTGATTAATCTGGAGAATACTATATCAGTAGCCAGAGAGCAAGCAGAAGAGGAAGAAGAAGTAGATGATTAAAGTATACGACTTTCGTTGTGACAACGGACACGTATATGAAGAGTTTGTAGCCTCTAGTACCTCAATCAGTAGGTGCGAGTGTGGTGCTAGTGCTACAAAGATGCTGTCTGCCCCGGCTTTTATACTTGATGGACACACTGGGGACTTTCCCGGTAGGCACATGAAGTGGGTAAAAGAACACGAACAAGCAGGTAGAAAATCCTAGTCTCCATAATGACTAAGTTCACGGAGTTTAATTATGTCAAAAGCGACGATGGTTGACATGCAACCTGAAGAGGAAAATGCAGAAGAAACCATAGAAAACGAAGAACAAGAGATTCAACAACAACAAGTTGAGCAACCTCAAGAAGAACCTACAATACCAGAGAAGTACCAAAATAAGTCCTTAGAGGACGTGGTACACATGCACCAAGAAGCTGAGAAGCTTTTAGGTCGTCAGTCCTCTGAAGTAGGAGAACTTCGTAAGGTAGTAGACGACTACATTTCTAGTCAGACACCACCAACAGCACCTCAACAGTACGTTGAGCCTGAAGACGATATAGATTATTTTACGGACCCTCAAGCAGCCGTTAATCGTGCTATTGAGAACCATCCTAAGATTAGAGAAGCACAAGAGTACTCTACTCAGTACAAGAAACAGTCATCTCTGGCAACGCTTAATAACAAGCACCCAGACATGCAGGACATCTTGAAGGACGATAAGTTCGCTGAGTGGATTAAAGCTTCAAAGATTAGGACTCAGTTGTTTGTACAAGCTGACCAACAGTTTGATGCGGAAGCTGCTGACGAATTGTTTTCACTCTGGAAGGAGCGTAAGACAGTAGCACAGCAGACAGTGCAGGTTGAAAAACAGGCACGTAAGCAGCAGATCAAGGCAGCCAACACGGGCAATGCACGTGGCAGTGCTGAAGGTAGTCGTAAGAAAGTGTATCGTAGGGCCGACATTATTAAACTAATGAGAACAGACCCTGAGCGTTACCAAGCTTTATCTGAGGAGATTTTAAGAGCTTATAGCGAGGGTCGAGTCAAATAATCTAAAGGAGATTAAGACTAATGGCTACTGCTACATATCCCGGTGCAGGGGGCAATACTGCAAAGACGGAAGCGGCAACGTTTATCCCAGAAATCTGGAGTGACGAGATTATCGCTGCTTATCAAAAGAACCTGAAGATGGCACCTCTTGTCAAAAAACTCGCTATGAGTGGCAAGAAAGGTGACAAGCTTCACATCCCTAAGCCTGTACGTGGCGATGCCAATGCTAAAGCTGCTGACACTGCAGTTACTATCATTGCAAACACTGAAGGCGAACTGACTGTTGACATCGACCGTCACTTTGAGTACTCAAGACTCATCGAAGACATCGTTGAAGTACAGGCTCTCAACAGCCTTCGACAGTTCTACACTGAAGACGCTGGCTACGCTTTGGCCACTAAGATCGACACTGACCTCCACTCTTGTGGTACTGGTTTTGGCGACGGTGGTTCTATTGTGTTCTCTGGTTCAGTAGCTCCTACTGACTACCAGCACACTGGTTGTTTCATGAACACCAATAACACTACTACTCAGTATACTGATGACACTATTGACGGTGTTGCAGGTGATGAGTTTACTGACCGCTTCTTCCGTGACATGATTCAGAAGCTGGACGATAATAACGTACCTATGGAAAACCGTGTATTTATTATCCCACCTGCTACTCGAAACGCAATCATGGGTATTGATCGTTACGTGTCTTCTGACTTCGTAGGCGGTCAGGCAGTTCAGTCTGGGCTTATTGGTAACTTGTACGGCGTAGATGTTTATGTATCTGCTAACTGTGCTACTATCGAAACTGCTGCCCAGAACTCTGCAGCTTCTGTAGACACTCGTGCAGCACTTTTGTTCCACAAGGACGCTATCGTTCTTGCAGAGCAACAGTCAGTACGTTCACAAACCCAGTACAAGCAGGAATACTTGTCAACGCTGTACACGGCTGATTGCCTGTTCGGTGTTCAGGTGTACCGTCCTGAAGCTGGTTTCGTTCTCGCAGTTCCTTCTGCATAAGAACGTATCACTGGGGGTCTCTTTTGAGGCCCCTAGTTTTTCTTTTTTGTTTTCTTTAGCTGGAGCAGTCTATGGGTATCTTTAGAGGTACTGGAGGTACTGGTGATGCAACTACAGACGCTACTGCGTCTCAAGTTGGGACTGATGCGGCAACTGCCTCAGCTAAAGCAAACGAGGCTGCTAGTTCAGCCACAGCCGCTGCTAACTCAGCTACTGCTGCAGCAACCAGCGCAACTAATTCTGGAACCAGTGAAACTAACGCTGGCACAAGCGAAACGAACGCTGCTACAAGTGCTACCGCAGCAGCAACGAGTAAAACCAATGCGGCTACCTCAGAAACCAACGCAGCGTCCAGTGCCACAGGTGCAGCCACCAGTGCGACTACTGCTACGACTAAAGCATCTGAGGCGTCCACAAGCGAAACTAACGCATCTACCAGCGCAACCACAGCCACAACCAAGGCAACTGAGGCTGCAACTTCAGCTACAAATGCAGCAACTTCAGCTACAAACGCATCAACTTCTGAAACTAATGCTGGCAACTCTGCTACAGCGGCTGCAACGTCTGCAACAAACGCTGGCACATCAGCTACCAACGCTGCAACCTCAGCTACCAACTCATCTAACAGTGCAACAGCGTCAGCTTCTAGCGCAACAGCGGCAGCAAGCAGCGCAGCATCAGCAGCAGCAGCCCTAGACTCGTTCGACGACAGGTACTTAGGTTCCAAGACTTCTGACCCAACTGTGGACAACGACGGTGACGCTTTAGTCACTGGTGCGTTGTACTACAATTCAACCACAGACGTCATGAGGGTTTACGATGGTTCTGCTTGGATTGACGCGGGTTCCGGTTTAACCTTTGCTGAACTACAGGGCAAACCAACTACACTGGCTGGCTACGGTATTACTGATGCAGCTACGTCAGCACAGGGCACAACAGCAGACGCAGCTTTAGCAGCAACAGCAGTGTCTACTTTTGGCTTAACATTAGTTGACGATGCAGACGCAGCTACTGCTAGAGGCACGTTAGGCTTAGGGACTGCAGCAACAACGGCTTCTACGGCTTACGCTACGTCAGCACAGGGTACTACTGCTGACTCAGCACTACAATCAGACTCAACACTTAACGCAGACAACATGACAACAGGTACGCTCTCAGGCGGCACTTACTAAAGAGGAAATTAAACAATGGCTACAACAATTGTAACTAAATATGGCGGTGATGCTCCAGCAGCCTCAGACATAGTAAGAGGTGAGCTTGCAGTAGACACAGAAAACGGAAGGCTGTACACGGAAAACAGTAGCGGTGCTGTTGTTGAGATAGGGTTGAATCCTGAGGCAGACGTAACCTTTACAGGTGCAGCTACTTTTAACAGCACAATAAATAGCGTAGGTATTAATGTAATAGAAACAGGAAGTATTCTTATAAGTAATGATGGTGGAACAGGTACTATTAGTTCTGCTGTAAGAAATACAGGTTTTGGTTTTGAAGTTTTTGATGACCTAACAACAGGTGATGATAATACTAGTATGGGTCGTAAAGCATTAACTAAACTTACAACAGGTGGTGGTAACACAGCAGTAGGTTCAGGAAGTTTAACAGCTCACACTACTGGAGACAGTAACACTGCTTTTGGTGTTAGCTCATTAGCTGCAAACACTACAGCTTCAAACAACACTGCTGTTGGTTCAAATGCTTTAGGCGCAAACACCACAGGTGCAGGTAATGCCGCAGTTGGTAAGACTGCTTTAACTACAAATACCACAGGCACATTAAATGCCGCCCTTGGTCAAGATGCTTTAGGTTTAAATACCACAGGAAGTAACAACACAGCCGTGGGCGAAAGTGCTTTATATGCTAATACTACTGCAAGTAACAACACGGCATTGGGTTAGTTTTCTTTAGTAGCAAACACCACAGGTGCTCAAAACACCGCCGTTGGTAGGTCAGCTTTAGCCGCAATCACCACAGGTTCTCATAATACTGCTGTAGGTTATGCAGCCTTAGATGCAGAAGACACGGGTGGTGCTAGTGTTGCGGTAGGTCCATGGGCGTTAAGCTCACAAAATTATGATGGTAATGCTTACAACACAGCCGTGGGATATCTTGCAGGTGAGGATGTCACCACAGGCCTATACAATAACTTATTTGGCGGGTTATCAGGTGATAATTTGACTGATGGCTCTGCAAATGTTGCCATGGGTTATACCGCATTAACATCGGACACACGGGGTTCAAATAGTACAGCTATTGGACACGCAGCGTTAGGCAATCAAAACTTCACTTCAGCTACCGCCTCTTACAATACAGCAGTTGGTTCTAACGCAGGAGCCGCAGTAACTACAGGCACACACAATACATTCATTGGTGGTCTTGCTGCCGATGCAAACACCACGGGATATTACAACGTAGCTGTTGGAGCATCAGCTTTAGGCGCAAATACCACCGCTATAAGTAACACAGCAGTGGGTTATCTTGCAGGGGGCGCTTTAACAATAGGGCAAGAAAATACTGTTCTAGGCAGATCTGCTTTAGCTGCGGCAGTTGGAGATAAATACTGTGTCGCAATAGGTAACGCTGCTTTGGCTGCTCAAAGTAATTCCAGCGGAACAGACGTTTATAACACCGCAGTAGGCTATACCGCTGGCCTGTCAGTTACCACAGGCGTTGAAAATACGCTTATCGGCGCTCTTGCTGGGGATGCGCTTACTGACGCAGATTACAACGT